ATATAACCGCATATACGACAAGATGTACATGCTTGGGTGTGATCTTCGGAAAATGAGGGTATCGAATCTAATTCATGAAAAGGCGTTCAGATGCCTTACAGACCTTCAGGAGCTTGAGCCAGATACCTATGACAAATTAGAGGAGAGACTGCATGGAGTGCATACTGCGGCAATCTATGGGAAAGAGGATTTGATATACTCAATCAAGACATTGCCTGCTCAATTTGATTCTTGGAAGGCTTACAAGGACTTCCTTTTGAAGAGCATCCACCCAGACCTTGCCAAACTTTTTGCGTATCAATGGAGCAGGTTTGGGGATACGGACGATACGGGTGCTTGCAAATACATGGTCAAGCGAATCCTCTTGTGTGACTGGGAGGGGGCTATCACTTGGGCAAGAGATAATGAGTTCAATTACACACGTGACCAAATAAGGAACAAGCATGTTTTGAAGCGACAAGACCCGGTAATCAAAAAATGGATGGAAGCATTGTAGCAGAAAACAATCGGCCCCAACTAGCGAAGGGGCCGATTTACGTTTGCAGGACATCGACTTCACTGTAAACGCTCACGGATACAAAGATGCAGGGAGTTTTGAATTTCCAAGCATCTGAGATATTCACAATATTCTAAATGGCAAATTCCGCCCCTTCACAGGCCCATTCAGGCCCGTTGCGCTGCTTTGCAAGCAATCACCAATCCACAAGGGATAGAGTTCCTTGTTGAGCCTCAAATGCTCCAAATAGATGCCCTCTAGCCCCATTGCCTTTGCCTCTGCATCTCCCTTCATTGTCTGCACTGTCTTGGCATCGGTTGAGGTGTTGCCATCGTCGAGACGGGCAGCGGCTTGCTTGGTCAGTCCAGCATTGGTGATGTGGACATGGATATAAGGGGTCGCTGAGGCTTGCACGTACCATGCCATTGAACTCCGAACCAGCAGGTACAGTTCCATGTTCTCGGGACTGATCGCCATGACTTCACCTGAGCCGCCATCGTATGCCGGCAATGCGGTGCTGTCTAGGTCGTCGATCTCGAAAGTCGTGCCACTAAGGACGGTGATAGTGTAGTTGCCATCGACTTCCATTCCAGCCGCACCCGTGATGTTGATCTTGTCCCCGGTGGTGAAACCATGCGTTGAGGCAAAGGTTGCCACCGCTGGGTTTGCTTGGGTGATCGCGGTGATGACCTTGCGACTGGCAACGGAGTCTAGCAGGGAGTTTAGTAATTGCGCTCCCAGTCTTGGCATGATCTTGAGTTGCTGGGTCGTGACAATGTGGGGAAGGATGTGCTTTTCGTCCACGTTGTCCGTGATCGCGGTCAATTCCTTGACTTCCTTGATGGTGATGAGGTTCTGAGCCATTACGTGGGGGTGTTGGAGGTGGACGCAGCAGGAGCAGCCTCAGTCTTGGTGACGGTGGTTTCTTGGGCAAATGGTAGCCTCGATACGATTTTGACCGTGATTGGCATCCCAGCGGCATCGAAGATATGCTGAATGCCCTCGATGATCTGATCCTGCATGTCGCTGATCACGGTTGCGAAGTACAGTTTGAATGCAGACTCGATCTCCGAGGCATTGCCCCCCAGCCCCCCAGCACCTGCCAGACCTGCAAGGGTAGGTGAGGTGAGCATGTGTCCGGTGATGATTTGCTGAATCGCGAACTTGGCAATCTCCAAGTACCTCGATTCGTTGTTCTTGACATCAAGGACATGCACCTTCATGGCTTGCTCTGAGCCGTTCGGGTTCCAGACAACAAGCCCCTTCTTTCCCTTCGTACCCTTGAACCCCTTCACAATCTTGTCGCTCTGCGTGCTCTTCTCGCCCTCCTCTGGCTCTGGGCCGAAGATTTCCAGCATGAAGCTGGGCAGCAGCCCATTCAGCAAATTGTTCGAATGGAAATCCCCAAACAGCCCGTCGATCTTGACGTACATGTCACAGGCAATATGGGTGGGCTTGGGATAGTACCGCATCCCCGGTGTCAAGCCCTTGTAGTAATACAGTTGATTCGGCTGGGCAAGCGAATACGAGAGGGGATTCCCGGCCTCATCATTTGTCACCTGCAACCCTACCTTCTCAGGATTGAATGGCGGTATCTGCACCACCCGCTTCTCGGTCTTCGATGGGTTCTTGTCCCAGTCCTTGCTCAGAAGGTAGGTCTCAATGTTGCCATCGTTATCGTACAGTTCCCGCACGTGGGAGAAATCAACGTAAGAGATTCGGGCAATTGTCTTGCCGTCGATTCCCCATGTCACTTGAAATGCGTAGCCATTGTGGAGTGCCAAGTCCAGGGCAAGGGCTTTGCCGATGCGGTTGATCGACTTCCCATGTCCCAGCACCTTCACATATTCCTCGGTTGCGCCACCGAACTCGAAGCCATCCCCAGCGACGTATGCAGCCTTAGACCTGATGATCGCCTGATGGGTTGGGCTGGACTCGTATTGCCGAATGGTGTGCTGCGGATACAGGTTATCTATGCCGAACTGAGCAATCCCGCTCTTGCGATCCCGAACTTCGAGTACAGGGGTGGAGTAGTTGTCCAGCGACAATGAAACAACCGACCCTCCCTTGAAGGTCGGCTTCACCGCTGGGGCAGGTGCTTGGGCTTGTACCTTGATTCTGTTCTTAGCCGACATAGTACGCCTCGTTGATTCTCAGAAGCCGAACCTGCTGATGATTGGTGCTGATGGTGAAGTCATTTACCCCATTGATTGTCCCCCCATTCGCGGCCGCATCAAGTACAATGTCCCACGTCGAGGCATTGCCATCGTCTTGGATGATCCATTGGCGATCTGGCTTACCCGTAGGGTCTTCAAGTTGAATGGTGATGTTTGCTACCGCCGTTGATGTCGGGACGAGAATCACGTCCATGCTCATGTCAATGGCAGCAGGATCAAGCACCCCTGATTTGCGGCTTAGAGGTGCCTTTGCTGCGATCAGTCCGCCTTCCAGTGGCAATGCCTTGGATTGAGGATCGGAGACACTGTAGGAGGCTGCAACGTAGTCACGGTAGGCAATGCCATCGCGGTCAATCCAGACCTCATGCAGGGGAATTTTCCCGGCGGTCAATGCAGGTGCCGATGGGGTGTCGGATGCAGTTCCAGCAATCACAGTGACAGCTCCATTCGAGTCGTCTGCAACTACAAGATCGATCCTTGGCATCGTCGCATCCCTTGCAGTGAATCCGATGGAAGTCGCGGTCACGGATACAGTCTTGCCATTCCCCTGCACTAGACCATCTGCGACATCGGCGGCAAGCGATCCAGTGAAGGTCAGTCCGCATCCTGAACTGATCCCGCTTGGTGGTCTTGGCAGGACAACATCAATCTCTGTGCTGTCCTGAGTGGTGAATCGCAGGGTATGCTCATCCGCCATCGAGACATCGGCAATCTCCTGATCGATTGTCTGGTTCAGAATGGTCTCAACGTCAACAATCGAATCGGCTGAAACGGCAAGATGTGTAATCACTGGCAGTGCCATGCTGTCCTTTTGACCTGAAAAAGCAGAAGCCCCGCGCCTTATTGGCAACGGGGCTTTAACCAATGGATAGAATGGGAACCGCCCTTAGAAATCTTCCACAATCACGATTGTGATTCCGCCATCGAGAAGTTGGCTTTTCACTGCTGCAACAATGCCCTCTGCGATTGTGACCGCCTCCGCCTCTGTTGCGGTCAATTCACAAGTCACGGTCTTGACCACATCGTAACCAATGTAAAGGTCAACGACATAGGGAACGGTTCCCGGTTCAGCGGATGCAGGTGGAGGGGTGATGGTGGCCTTGATGTCCTTGAATGTGGACTTCAAGGCTACAAGTTCGAGTGAGGTCTTTTGGAAATACATCGTATGAGGTGTTTAGGGTGGATTACTGTGGTCTTTGGGAGGATTTGCGCCGAAATTCGCGGCGCATTGATTCGGCATCCTTCTTGATCGCCTCAATTTCATTTCTCAAGGCATCAATAGAAGCAGAGAGTTCGTCAATGCGCCCATCGATGCGCTGAACTTGACCTTCCATTCCTCGAAAGAGAGCTTCAACATCTGAGCGGATGGTGGCTTTTGTTTCATCGAGGGATCGCTGCACGTCTCCACGGGCATCAATTCTGGCTTGCTCTGCTTTTTGCCACTGCTCAAGCTGCTTGAGTTGCATATCATCGGCCCTTTTTCGCTCTTCCTTTGCCTCGCTTTCAGCATTCTCAGTTCGGCGTTTCTCATCATCAAGCCGCTGGGAGTGCATTTGAATGATTTGATCCATTCGTCCTGCAAGGGATCGGTAGAGGAATACTGCTGTTGCCGCAATTGCTGCCAGACCTGCGCCCATAAGGGCGACCGCGTAGCCGTAGTCAGGTGGTGCTTCTGGAATTCCCATGAGAGTTGAATCTGTGAACGTGGTTTTAGGATGGGTGCTGGGTTCATGGCGAAATCTTAGTGGTCGCTGACAACAATCTTCACCCGCTCATTGGTGCCAACCGTGTTCCGGATGTACATTCCAGATTGCAGGGGCGGCAAATGCGGTATTCCTCGTAGGTCGTGATACTGGAAAGAACGTGAATCGATTTCTTGTGGGGTGATTGAGACTTGTGGGCAAAGGGTGTCGAGCAGCATCAATGCCGGGAATGGCATCGCATAGGCTGGATCAAACTCGCATCGGATGTAGATGTCGGCTGCTGGGCCACAGATGGCGACTTGATAGTTCGTGATGAATGTTCCTTGCATTTGCAACACATGTCCGACTGCCTGACCAAGGACTATGCAGGTGTCAACTCGCACAGTGTCGCAGCTATTCAGCAGCAGGACATGAAAGGTGTCCACTGGATCAGTGCCAATCCATGTCGTGCCAATCATGCCCTGCGGCAACTGAATGACCTCGCAGGAATCAACGTGGATGCACCATTGATTGTAGCATGGAATGATTGCATTATCATTCCTGAACAGCCTCAAGGAGTAGTCGGTGGTGTCGTTGTGGCAGGGGCTGGCAAGCTGCGCATTGGCGGAACATGCACAAATCAGCACTGCAAATGCAAGTGCTGTGAGCAATCTGGTATAATGGGCGATTTTCATACACTTCTACGGCGTTTGAATGATCTGGCTCAATGGGACATTGCCAAGCATACCCAAAGTCATCCACGGCCCCCCAATGGGTTGCAATCCCCACGTGTTCAAATCCGCCGTGATTCCCCCATTCGGCCCCGATCCACCTAGATTGGTGATCCTTGCAGTGCTTGCGCCGCCATTTGGGTTGTCATAGGTCGCGACCCCCTCATCGACAAGCCTTGCTTTCCACTTTTCGAGGCCCGTCAATCGCAGGGTGTAGCCGTTCGCGCCGCCTTGGGCATCGGTCGTGGTCTTCTCCTCTTGGCACTGAAGGCCATTCTCCTGACCTGCTATCCACCATTTCCCGTTCGAGTCGAGGAAGATGGCAACAACGGTATCCCGGACAAGCTGAGCAGCGATCTCGCGCTTCGCAGCATCCATTCTAGGCCACCTCATGTCGATGGTCTGCACGTAGAATGTGCCACGTGCATCGATCCTGACCTGCTCATCCCACTTGCAATAGCCGCCATCGACGATAAACTCATTGAAAAGTGTCGGGACTGCACCACTTGTCAAGACATACTGCACCGTAGAGAGGTCATCATTGGCATAGATGAACCGCTGCGCATTGGATTTGCTGCTCAGGAGCAATCGCTGAATTCCCGGTGCGGACATCGGGGCGCATGATCCGGTTCCGGATGTTAACTTGCAAGCCATCGCGCTCTTTCGGTTCTGATCAATGTGAGGTCTGACTTCAATTCGGAGTACGTTGCAGCACCGTAAAGGCTGATTGTGTGATCTCCAGGTCTTCCGTTTGGCATCGAGACAGTACCTGCGCTGCCATCGGCATCCACCTTGACCGCCTCGAATTGCAGATTTGCAAATCCACCCATCGTTAGCAGATTTGTGAGCAGGACAAATGATCTTGCCTTTGCATCGGCTGACTCAATACAGGCGACAAACACCGAGGGCAATGGCTCGGGCAGGTCGCCCGATGGTATTGACCAAGTGCAGTATCCGGTATTGGGGATGATGATCATTCGGCAGATACGGAATCAATGCCATTGATGGGCAATTCCAGTGGCTCAGGAGCCGACTTCGAACGCTTGACAGTCTTGGACTCATGTTCAGGCTCGGAAGCGGCCACAGGCTCATTCAATGCCTCCTTGTCGGGGCTTCCATAGAACAACCCTCCATGTCCTTTGCCGATTAAGGCAAGGATTTGCTCCTGCGTCATGCCGCCATGAATGCGGATGCCCGCGATTTTGCGGCCCTGTGCGTGTGGTTTTGGTGAATATGCCATACCAATTCTGTGTTTGCCATACAAAGCAGGAGGGGACTTGGAAAAATTTTCACTTTTTTGTTGGTGATGTTTTGCATTCTCCGAACATGTCTCTATCTTTGGGTATCGACTTCACATTATACGCTCATGATCTCTGCATCTGTTTGGCACAACGACTTCGGAATCAAGTATTCAGCCACTGAGTACAAGGCAGGTGATTACAGCAATGCGCCCGAAGGTGGCGACATCGTTGATTTTGCCGTCCTGCTCAATGGCAAGGACTTGATCGAAGTCGCACAGGAGCAGGTAACGGAGCAGGAATGGGAAGCGATTCAGGAGACATATCGTCTCGCTGAGGGAATCATTACCAATCATTTGATTTATGGCTGAAAGAACAACAACTGAAGCTGTGCGGCTTGTCAATGCTGCGCTTTCTGAGGCAACTGAGATTGTCCTGCGCATGGACACCGAACATCATTGGCATTCACGCAGACCTCGCAAGGGTGAGGATGAAGAGTTCAAGGCACTGAACTTTGAACTCGGCACCCCTGAGTTTGAGCGGTACGCCCAGTACGTTCGCAATCAACTGAGGCAAGAGGCTGAGGCAATGATTCGCCCTCCGAAGAACAAGGATGGCAAGGATGTCCAACCTGCGCGGCCACTCCTTGCCGTTCGATTCAACCCCGCAACCAAGACCGTCAGGCTGTGGCCCTTCGAGATCAAGGTGGGTGCTGAGTTCCAGTTCGAGGCTTGACCACCCTGTCCCCCTCCTATCAAAGCAAGAACGCCACCCTGTCAGGAGTGGCGTTCTGCATTCATGGTGGGGTGGGCTGCTGCGAGCCTTAGTTGGAATAGACCCTGATTGGGGCGGAGTCCTCGTCGTAGATGGTGCCCTGCTTGATCTCAGCACCTGAAAGGGTGACTGTGATGCCAGCAAAATCGCCAAAGGCAGTGCCAGTAGTGTGATCGGCAGCGGTTGCTTGCAGACCAGTAACGATGCCATAGGCTTTCGTGTTGGAGTCGTTGGTGCGAACCAGTGCCACGTACTTGCCAAGCACAAGCGCATCCACGAGATTGTAGGTTGCCTGATCGACGTGTGCAAGCGGGAACACAACAGTAGGGGAATAGAAGTTGTTGCCGTTGCTCTTGGTGAGGTTGGAGGCCGCGGAGGCAACCTGCTGATCAATCTCGATCTCGAAGAATGCACTCTCGATGACGGATGTCGCGGAGTACACGCCTGAGCCGGATGTGTCACTGCCAACGAGTTCAAAGGTGTTGGCGGTCACGTTATCCACGTACCATTCACCTGCAAGCCCTGCGTAGGCACCTGCTGTGATTCGGATGTAGATACGGTCGCCATCTGCAAGACCGTGACCTGCTGCGGTCACAACGGCAGGTGATGCCGCTGTCACGCCCGTGATGGCGGTTTGTTTCCAATCAACGGCCGTGATCGTGCCATCTGTGCCGAAGGTGAAGCTGTCAATTTGGGACTTGTTGCCAAGGAAGATATTCTGCACCCCTCCGATGGTGAAGGCGCAATCCCTTGCATATCCTGCGTTCAATTTACAAGCCATTGTCTTAGCTGTTTTTGAGTGTGTTTTGAAAAGATGAATGCTTGCCCGCACCGACCTAGTAGATCAAGTACGGGCAAGCGGATCAGGTATCAGACCTTGCCGTACACAACGTTCTCACCGAAGGCGTACTCCACCCCAAGGCGGAACTCTGCCTTCAAACGAACCACGTTGTCACCAGTCGTCTCCTTGAGGGAAATCAGGCGAATGTCGCGCTGCTCACCAGCAATGTCGGTGCCGAGCCAGAGGTTCATCCAACTGCTGGCGACCATGACATCGGAGGGTAGGCCGGGAATCACTTCGAGGCGGTAGCCCTTGTAGATCAGGTTGTCGGTGGGGGCGTTGGGGTTCGTGAATCCAGTGGTGATGGCGGAGATATACATGTCCGCCGCATCCACTGGAATGCCGATGAAGAAGTCCGGCTTGCCCTTGCGCTGCTTCATCTTCTTGGGCATCGCGGCAATCATGTCGTCGAGCTTGCTGAGGATGTTGGCAGAGGAGAGCGATGCACCAAATGTCACGTCAATCACATCGGCATCGGCATCGAACTTCACAAGGAAGCCATCCATCAAGTCGAGGATGGTGCCAGTCGCGCCGCCAGTGTCACCCTGCCAAATGGCCTCCTCGATCTCCTCCTGGATTTTCTCGGTCTTGGTGGCAAGTAGCGCATCGGCGAATTCCTTGGGCAGGAAGTCTGAGTTGTTGGAGCCGTTGGTGAACAGTTCCAAGAGCCATGTCTGCTCAAGGGTGTTCTCACAATACTCCTCCATCACAGCCATGCGAACGGTGCTGAGTTGCTTGGTCGCCACGGTCGTTGTGCCACTTGCGGAGAAGTTGCAGGAAGCAGCCTTGACAGCGTTGCCGCTTGTGATGGTGGGGATGTTCAGCGGCTGCTTGCAGTTGAGCATCACAGACCGCATCTCAGTCATGCGAGCGGAGGTGTATCCCTCCAGCACCCATGCGGAGTACCACTGATTGGACAGGTTGCCATCGTAGTTGTACCCTGTAAAACTATAAGTCGTTGCCATTGTATAAGATGATTTCGGTGTTACTGAATTTGGATCGGGGTCACGCCTTCGCAGGGGTGGGTTTCTTTTGATTGCGGAGATACTCGCTGAGTCGGCTCACGCCTTGAGCGGTCTTGCTGATCTTGGGATCAATGTTCGCGTCCTGCTCACGGAGTGCAACAGGTTGCGCGGCAGGTGCTGCCTTGAGGGCTTCCACGGTTTTCTGCATGGCTTCCACCTGCGCTCCCAGTGCAGCGATTGCAGTGTCGCGGCCTTCGATCTGCTTGGTGAGTTCTGCAATCTTTGGCATGGCGGAGAGTTCAGCAAGCGGGCTGCTTGCCTTCTTGAGCCAAGGAATCAGGATCGCGACATCCACGGTCGAGGCTTCGAAGTCAACGTAGGAATGGGTGATGGAGTATTCCCAATCGGTGCCTTCGCCGTAGGTTTCCATCTTCTCCTCCACGACAATGGTGGTGCCATCGAGCAGGGTGTAGGTTCCGGCAGGAACGTAGTCGCCTGTGTAGAGGTAGCCGCCCATGTCATCGATGTAGGAGATGCGGCCATTGGCTTGGTCAACAAACATCGGTTTGCCGCCAACTGCGTCAGTGACAATGGAAGCCTTGATCTTACCGATGTCCTCCGACTTGCAGAGTTTCGCCTTGACAGCGGTGAACTTCTCGGTCTTGGAGCGATGCAGGAGTCCCTTCGCCTTGGCGGCATCGGTGAACTTCTGGGCATCGATGCCGAGTTCCTTGCACATGGCAGTGACAGCCTCCTCGGTACTCATGGCAGGTTCGGCAGGCACAACCTCAGCAGGTTTGAGTTCCGTGACCTTGCCATCGGCAACCACGAGGGTGCTGCCATCGGCGAGTTTGTGGTCACCGTCTTCGAGCTTGTCCCCAAGCGTCTCGGTGTCGGTGTTCAACTTGAATGGCTCCTTGGTTTCATCGACCTCAACGACAAAGGTGCCATCCTCCAATTCGTGCTTCTTGAGCGTTGCGCCGCCGCTGCCCTTGAAGAGCTTGGCAATCGCGCCAAAAAGTGGGTTTTTCATATCTTGAGTTTCGTTTTTGCTGTTCAAATGATCCGCCGCCGCCTTGACCTGCTCACCGACCTTGCTTGCCTTGACCGCGCTGTCCGTGATCTCTGCATAGTCAAACCATCCCTCGATTGAGAATCCAAGCAGGTTCTTGCCAAGGATTTCCCGGTTGAAGAACTCGGTGTCCTCAATCTTCATCTTTGCCATCCATGCCCCGACCGGGACATCGTACCCCATCACCTGATCCCAATAGGACTTGTTGAGGTTGTCCACGATTTGGCTTTCGACAATGGTGTTCCCGCCCAAGGGCACACTGTGCTGCTCGTTGGTGTTGCGGTGGCTGTGCGTCTTGAAGAACTTGTCCCGGATGTCCACAATCGACTCCTTGGTGAAGCGAATGTAGTAGGGCATCCCTGTGGCGGTCAGGCGGAAGATGTCGAAGTCAGGAACAAGCAGCGGCCCGACAACGTAGCCCTTGTAGTCGCCGACTCCATCAACGGCTGCGAATCGCTCCGCCTCTGGTTGATTGGCAAACTTTGCCGCCTCCACTGCATCGGTCTTGGACATGGCGACGAAGCCAAGTTCAATCGCAGGATCGGTGACCAAGGAAACGCAGTACACGCCCGTGCCGCTCGTCTCCTTCTGATCGACGCGCATCTCGAAGTATGGGATATGGACTTCAGCCATGACGTATATAAGCAGAATGCCATTTTCGATTTTTGCCGCTCTGCTTCAGCGTGATTTGCGATTGCCGAACATGCTTGGGAGATTTGGGGAAATGATTTTGAAGTATGAAACAGAAGATCACAATTCAGGAAGCACAACCCGCCGACAAGTGGCCGAGGGTGGTGAATGCCAACTGCATCCCATCAGGCACAGCGTATCATGTATCATTTTTCAACGGCCAAATGGGGCTGTACGACGGTGACGACAAGTGTGCATTGGTGAAGGATGCTCCTGATTGGTGCGAATGCTACACAGGACAATGCGTTTGCTTTGCCAATCAACATTCCGCAGTAAGGTGGTATTCCGACCCTCAGCCAATTGAGTCTCCCAAGCCCCTGACGTTCGGGGAATTGAAATACGGGGAATGGTTTGCTACATCTCTAGGCATATTCATGAAGACGGAGCCTGTCACCCAAATTCGTGAGGCGGTTGGGATTGATGGGACGTTCTGGACTTTCTACGACCATGATCCGGTAACCCGCTGCGAGGTGGTGAAGGAAGGGGGTGAGGGGTGAGCAGCAGAGGATTGTGGACAATGATTGCCGGAATGTACTTGGCATCAGCCCAAATGATATTCGTAGCCAAAGCGATTCATGGTGAGGGGTTGGTTTGGTGCCTCATATTGGCTACCTCTTGGGTATGGCAGGGAATTATCTTGCGGTATTTCTTGAAAATCAGGCATTGGCCTGTGATTGTGTCAATCCTGATGATTGTCGCATTGGCACACGCAATTGGAGCATTGACCATTATATCTATTGAAACATGAGCGAACCACACGGATACATCATACTTGCCAAACGCGGGGAAAAGCACATCGCTTGGGCATACCACAAGGCGTTTAGCGCGAAGGAGGCATATTTCTCAGTGATGCACGAATTCCCGCCGCATACAGGTTTTTTCCCTATCAGGATCAACGAATTCAATAAATGCACATGATCGACTACAAAACCAAAAGCCTCTCCATCCTTGTGGGGGTGGACTGGGAAACGCAGGTGAAGGAATTCCCGCTGATTACTGGCGTGAGTTCCGAGAAAGATGTAAACGGAATGGTGTTTTGGTGGATTAATTACGCCGATAACGAGCCAGATGGATCGTACGGATTTATACTACTTTGTGATGCTGGTGATTCCTCGGCATCCAAATGGGTACTTGCCTACGCCCTTCTTTCCCACAGGGTTCCGCAGCCGGACGAAAAAGGGCTGCTGCCCTGCCCGTTTTGTGGAAACAAGGCAGAATATAGAACTGAGACAAGGCTAGAATATTGGCCGATAAGCCTTGGAAACCCAGACGGTGACAAATACGATGTTGTGCCGTATGGCCACAGGATTTACTGTCAGTCATGCGATTACGGAATGGCTTTCAATGGCGAATCCGATCAGGTGAAAATCGATTTGATTTCTAAATGGAACCGACGCGCAAACCAAGGAGGGACTGAGAAATGAGCTACAATTGGATCAAGGCCGACACCGCCGAGGCGCGGGAAAGGCTGAAGGAACTCCTTGATAAAGGCAATTTTGTGATTGCGAAAAAAGGATTTGGGCCAAACAGGCTTGCAGAACTTTCAGTCAGTTTATGCAAAAATGAATATATGGTCAATGGAAAAACTTCACCAATGCCGTTTGATGATTTGGTGTATCTTATTGAAGATGGTGAGTTCCTTGACCCGAACCCAATTCCGGCTTGCCCGCCGCTCAGGTGGGAGAAAGATGATGATTTTCCCATTTGGCGGGCAAAGTGTCTCGGAATCGAATACAGGATTGTCCTCACATCAACAATGTCTTATGTGACCCAAGGATTTGACAATCAGGGGTTGTATCCGGCATTTACGACGTTTGAGGAGGCCCAAGCAGCTTGCCAAGACCATTGGGAAAAGCTGTGGGCAGAGGAGATGGGGAGGATGCAGCCATGGCCCGAATCCTAATCCCCATTCTGCTCCTGCTCCCATTATGGCACCGTCCGATCAAGTACTGGAACGCAACCACAATCGCGCCGCCAATGCCTAGGCAGGTCACAGTCGGCAGGTACGAGACTCCTGAGCAAGCCGAATACAATGCCATCTTCCGCCAAGCGATGCGGCATCGATTCGAGGCTTGGGACAGGATTGCAAGGGACACCACTGTCACTCCTGAAATTGACCTGCTGCAATGAACAGACCACTCGCCATATCCGATCTCGATGCCGCATGGAAAGCAGTGAATGAGGCATACGCTGAATTTGAGGCGATGCCAAACAGTGACATGATCGCGAAGGCGGATGCCAAGGAGCAAGCCCGACAAATGGGGCTTGCTCATGTTCGTATGTGGTTGCAGTGGTCTAGGCAATCCTCTAGCAATGTCGGCTACTTCGAGCGCATTGGCGTTACCGCCTACCAATGGCCTGAGAGGCAATATCCTTTCACGACCGCGACCAAGACAGAGTCGCCTTGTTCTGACGCGACATTGCCTTTGTCTGAGCCGAAACCTGATCGCGAACGTCCGTCACAATCGGAGTCTTGGCTACTTCCATTATAGCGGTAAGCACCTGCTCGAAACGCTGATCAGCCGCGACCGATTGCCGGTTGCTAACAGCATAACTCATTGCTTGGAAGTTCGGGGACACCATGCCTCCACGCTCGTAAATGCCATCTCGGTTGATCGCCTCAAGCAATGGCAGGTGCTTTGCGGTTGCCTTCTTGCTAACCACGTATTCCCCGCCCTCAAGTTCCACGTATCGGTTCTGTGAAGGCACCGCCATCTTCACGCCTCCCTGTGCATGGCTTGGGCCTTCAACCTTGCCGCCCTTGGCAAACTTCTGAGCGGAGATCAATGCGACCTGCGCAGCACCGATGGCGGCATACAAGCCTATCAGGATGGCAGTCGTCACACCAAAGTCAGCCTTTGGCACCTCCGCGATGGTCTTGGTGATACCCACGGCTGTATTCGACACGGCCTGTGCAATGGCCTGAGCCTTTCGGAACTTCGCGGCCTCCTGTTCGGTTTTCTTCTTCTTCTCCTCGATCTCTGCAAGTTGCTTCTCCTGCTTTAGCTTCTGCTGCTGCAACTCTGCCTCACGCTTGCGTTCCTGCTCAATCAGGGCAATGAGCCTTTGCCGCCTTGTCCCTGTTGTCGAGGATAGGCGTTCCTCAAGTTTCTGAATGCGGCTCACCTGCTGCTCCACCTCGTTGGCTGCCAGTTCGACGCGATTCTTCTGCGCGTCAATGGCGATGTCCAGGGCTTTGAGCCTCTCCTGATAGAACTGCTCAATCGCCTGACCCAGCACCTGCGCAGCTTCTTGGAATGCTTGCTGGAATCGCGCTGCATCTTCCTTGGATACCCCAAGCAATCGGGCAAGGATCGGCCCTTGGTCTTGGCGCAAATCCTCCACCTTGTTCACCTCGTCCTTGAGAATGCCGATGCGCTTCTGCTTCTGCTCCTCCATGATGGCGGTGCGCTCCTCATCGGTCTTGGCAGCACGTAGCGCACCAAGCGTCTCGGTTTCAAGTTGCTTGATTCGGAGTTCCTTTTCGAGCTGGATCAACTGCCTACGCCGGGCGAAGTTCTTCTCCTCATTCTGAATCTCCTGCTGCACCGCCGACAACCGCAGCCCCAGCACCCTTTGCGCTTGGGATTGCCGTTCATCGTCTGCCTTGCGCTGCTGCTCCAATTCCGCCTCAAGCCCATCCCCTACGATCTCATTGAGCCGCTTGTGGTGGTCGAGTTCCAGTTGCTCAAGGATGGCATTCTGCGTCTGTATGGCTGCTTGGATTTCCTCCTGTGATGCGAGTTTGTCCAGCGTGATCTTGGCGGTGTTGTCGAGGGCCAATTGCTGCTCCTTGGCGTACCGTTCCTCCTCTGCCTTGAGTAGCTTCGTCGTGGCTTCATCCTCGGTTTCAACGAGCAAGTCAGCAAGTCGGCGGCGCAATTCTGCCAATGCCTCGGCACGTTTCTCCGCTGCATCCTTTTGCTCATCAGCGGTTTTCTCGATCTCCTTCTGAGCCTTCTTGTTGGCAGCGACGGTCTTGGAACTCGCGCCCGTGATGGCCTCGATTTGCCGCTGCACCTTGTCGATCTCCGCTTGCAAGTCTTGCCAGCCCTTCGCATCGGTGGCGTTCTCCTGCTCATCCTGAAGCTGTTTGATGCGCTCCTTGAGAATCTTGACCGACTCCGAGGCATCATTCGCACCGCCGCTGATTCCGGTCATGGTGTCACCGCCTGAGATGTTCAGTACGCCGAATTGTCGGTCGATGTCTTGCAATCCTTGGTCAATGGCGTCGTTCGCTTGCTTGATGGTATTGACCAAGATGTCCACACCAATCTTTCCGTTCTCTGCTCCACGTTTATTGAGTTCCGCTAGCTTCTCTGGTGTTATTTCAAAGGTGTCACCAACCACACCGCCTGCCTTCAACGCATTCTTCTCCACCTCTGAGAAAAATTTTACCGTTTGCTTTTCCAGTTCGGTAAAGCCGTTGGCTGCATCACTGGCAAGCACCTGCAAGCCCTTGCCGCTGGACACCGCGTTTTGAATTTCGGGAGACATTTTCTCAAACTGCTCCACCATTGTCAGGACATTCTCTGCCGTCGTGTTGAATACTTTTGCCAATGTTCCTGCCGCCTCCCTCTGCCTTGCGATTTGTTCACCGAAGAGCTTGTCGATGGCCTCCGATTTCTGCCTAGCCACAATGGTATCAATGATCGCAGCCTTGATCTTTTGATAGGCGACTTCCACCTCCCCGGCCTTCAATGCCTCCTTGTCGAGGTCATCAAGGTATTGCCCGTATTGCTTGATCAGTTGATCTGTGATCCTTGCCTTCTCCTCCTTCGAGGCGTTCTCATTCCTGATACCGCGAACAAGCACCTCCAACTGTGCCGTCTCGCGTCCGATCTCCTCATTCGCCGCAGCACTTGCCTCGGATGCAATCTTGGCTATCTCTGCCCTGCGCTTCTCTGCCTCTGTGGCTTCCCTTGAACGGCTGGACAGCAACAGCAGTGCCCCTGCCAGTGCCGTCACCCCTGCGATTGCCAGACCGATCGGATTCGATGCCATTGCCAAGTTGAGCAACTCCTGAGCCGCTGCAGCTAAGGTGAGTCGCCCTGTGAGGATTTGCTGCGCCACACCGTATGCCGTTGTTGCCGCTGTCTTGATCCCGATGGCAATTGCACGTGCCTTGTCAATCACGAGTGCCGCAGCCTCTCCTAGGCGTTCCGCAGCCGTGGTGACGATGGTGTTCACCTTGGCAGCGTTCAGCGCAATGTAGGCACTCACAAGGAGCAGGATCGCGCCCTTGTACTCGAAGAGCAACCCGATCAACTTGGAGAATCCGGTGATGGTGCCAACGACCGCCTTTCCAATGCCAAGGAACGCAGGTTGCAGGTTCTGAACCAACTCCACCTTGAGGTCATTGATCGAGGCTGCAAGGTCATCGGAGGTGTTTGCGCTTGCCTCGAACTGCCTTTGGAATTCACCTGCGCTGCCATCGACAATGCTCTGGGAGACCTGCCCGAATGTTTCAAGGTTGCGGGTAAGTGTAAGGACTGATCCGACCGCCTCCTGCGAGAAACCGACCTTTGCCAGCTTTGCGCTGCGCTGCTCGTCGGTGAGTCCATCCAGAGCCTTGTTCAGCGTCTGGACAATCTCGAATAGGCTCTTCACCTTGCCCTCTGCATCGAAGATGTTGACCCCGATGTCCCGAAGTCCCTGCTGCTTCTTCGCGTCCGCAAGATCGGTGAATCCGGCCTTCAACTTGGTGGTGGCAATGTCAGCCGATAGGCCCGTCTTGGTCAGGGTTGCAAGGGCTGCGGTTGTCTCCTTGAACGATACGCCAAGTGTCGCGGCTGACGAGGATACCAAGGGGATATTCTTGGCAAGGTCAGCGAAGGTCAGCACCCCTTCCTTCTGAGTACGGAACAGGACATCGAACACCTCATCGACATCCTTCACCTGATTCTTGACTGCACCGTAAATCTGAGTCCCGGCATCGGCGGCATCGTTCAACTCGGTGAAGCCAACCTTTGCAGCCTTGAGCGATGATTCGAGAATCTTCTGCGATTCCTCCACGTCACCCGTTGCAGAGATGATGCGGAACAATGCACCGGGAACCTGATCGAGTTCCACGCTGCTATTCCGCGCGGTCTCTAGCACTTGGTCTTGCAGGGCTTGCAATTCCTCCCTAGACAGTTGCGCCACGGTGTTGACCTGCGCAAATCCTCTTTCGAGGTCGAGTCCGAACTGTCCTAGGCTTTGCAGGGCATTGAAGCCCTCCAATGCTGTGGCACCTGCAAGGATTGCAGCCGTCACGTCCTTGAATGCCGCAACAGCACCCTCTCTGAATCGCTCCGCAATCGACTTGCTGCCCCGCATCTCGCGGTTCATGTCGGTCAATTGCAGGTTGTTCTCCCTGATCTTTGCAACCAGCGCATCGTACTCTTCCTGGGTTGCATTGACCCCCACGGACATCTTCTTCAAGTCCTCCGTGAGCCGCTTGGTCTCAGCCTGAATGGCAGCGTATGAGCCAGCAACGAGCTTGGTTTCCTCAAATGCCTTGTTCGTTGCCTTCTGCTGCGTCTCCAAGTCCTTGAGGTCGGATGTGACGGACGCGATTTGCTGGGATAGCTCCTGATAACGCGCCGATGTTGGATCAGTCTTGGACTGCTCCGCCCTCAGTTTCGCCAATTCAGCCCTCAGTGCGGCAATGGAATTTGTTGCGGTCGTGATCCCGTTGAACTGGATTTGCGCCGCAATGACTCTATCAGCCATTCAATGACCCCCCTTCCTCGATCTTGTCCACGATATGCTGCCCCATTGCGGCTGCAATAACCCGGTGGCGCAACTTGATCTCCACCATGATACTGATGACCACCGACAGCGGCGCATTGCCCCAGTACCTTGGCGACTCCTTGCGGCCCTCCTGATCCCTGCACAGCCACGACATGACCTGATGGAGGTCTTGGTAGTCGGGGACATTGGTCATGGCCTCGATTGAGTAGTCCACTGTCCATTGCCGCGAGTCGTGCCTGAATGTGCTGATGCCCTCGATGGGATGAAATGGCACCCAATGGTTGTTGATCGTGACGTACATGGCTACGATGTCGCCGGGACTGACCCTTGAGAGCAATTCCAGTGGCACCTTGCCCCAGAAGTTCAGGAACTGCACCATGTAGCCCTGATCCAAGTGCTTGCCATCGGCAAAGATGGCGGCATTCCGGGCATTCCTGAGCCGCTGGGCCTCTGCCTTGAGGCGTTCTTGAAGCTTGCTGTGCTTACGCTTGCCGATCATGCCATCATGCCCGACATGGTGCGGATCATTTGTAGGCTCTGGTAGGCCCACAATGTCCATGAAAGCAATGTAGTCGCGAAGAATGATGCCTCCGTACCCCGCAGGGAACAGGTATTCATGGCCGTCAATGGTGAATGAGAGCATATCTTAGGTGGTCTTTGGGGTGGATTTGCGATTTTCGCGGCTTTTGAGCCACATGGAGAGCCGCCATGCGGGCCATTTGATGAGCAGGAAGTCGAGCCAGTGGCTGCGCTCGAACATGTCCACGAGTCGGGCGATCTCGGTCAGCGATTCCAGCCGTGGTCTGATGCCCTGCTGCAACTTCTCTCCGTCCATGATGGATTTCAGGCAAGCACTTCCATTCGATGCCAGTATCGCCATGCAGGTGCTGTCCTCTGATCCCTGCCCTTGCTGGATCAATGCCGTCAAATGCTGCATTTTCGTGGAGTTTTCCATGCTCTTAGGAAGCGATTGCGGCTTGCTTCAGCGCGACTTGCAAGAGTTCGATTCCCTCCCTTTGTTTGCATTGTCGATTTGACCGCGAGAATTTGTCCATCGCGTGAAAGCAGGGCAAGGTATTGATTCTATAAGGGGGCGGCGGAAACACAGCGAGAATAGATTCCCTAAAAATTGAACGCCGTCCCCTTTTCTTTTTGCTCATGGAACGTACTACCAAGGAATACCTCACAGTAGGCTCACTAATGCCGCCAATGACCGATGCAATGAGACGGCTTGGGGATGTTTCGTTTGAAATGTCTGAGGCATTCGCAAAGGCTCAGATGCTGTCCACATTGGCAGACAATCCATTCGTCCGATGGATGATCGACCAAGCACGAAAGAATGATGAAGAGATTGCGATGGCGCACCTGCAAGCACAATACAGAATCGATCAATCTCCATCATTGAACACCTTCGTCGCCCAACACTGCATGATCGAGAAAGGACGCATTGCCCTAAGCCTTGAGCAGGAGGTGAGCAAATCTGATTGGAGGCATAATCGCATGGGCTTCCTAGATGGACTGCAACGGTATGGGAGGGGAAGGCGATGAGCTACACGAAGGAAGAAAAGTGGCTACGGCTCAAGGCTTTCTTGGTCGGACTTCAAATGAAGGAGCATTCATCGATTCATCTCACTGATTCTATCCTGCTCCATTGCAGTTCGATGTTACTGCCTCACATGATGCCGCATTTTTCATTGCAAGCGTATATGGGTGATAATCGTATTCCGAGGCACTTTATTGCCACCGACGATTACGAGCAGTTTCACGATTTGCTATTTGCCCTGCGGCCTGAGTGGTTCAGTGCGGATAAGGCCGACAAGCGAACAGAGGGAGGGTGCTAGGATGGACATGCTGCTCATTGCAAAAAGATTCAAGGATGCCATTGAGCGCGATCAGGCAAGTATTGCGGAGGCTCAAGAGGCTATCGAGAAATACAAGGAGTATATTCAAGAAAACCGTGAACACATTCAGAAGGTAGAGGAACTGATCGCACTATTCAATCAAAGCATTGAGACGCAGAATGAGGAGATTCGCCTACTAACCGAGAACCTTGCCACAAACCAACAGCGGCTGGACAATATCACCAAATACTGCCTAGAGCCTGAGCAGCGCGAGGAACTTGAAGAGGAGGAAGACCCGCAGCTATCATGGTATCGAAAGAACGATCCCGGAATGAAGATTGGAAGGATATGATTCTGCACATTGACACCAATACCAACGACCCTTGGCTACTCATCCTGATTGAGAGGCTGCTATCTTGCACTGATAAGCAGCACGGAATAGACATCATTCGTGGCAGTCAGTCCTTCCATCAACTTGCCCCTCTGCCATCGGTCAAACATGCGAGACATGTCTATGACTTTACCATTACAGACAGCAGCCTTGATATTCATTGGCAGGTCAAGCGCAAATCGGGAAACGGAATCAAGCCGTCGAAAAAAAGGAGTGTTTACGCCAAGGCTGGATTCAAATGTCTAAAGTGTGGTTCCCTCAATAATCTCACCGTTGACCACGTAGTTCCGCTAGTCAAAGGCGGGACTCATGCAATCGCAAACCTGCAATGCTTGTGTGTTGGGTGCAATTTGGAGAAGGGCGAGGAGATTGTGGATTACAGACCAAACGCCACTAGGCAAACACCTTATCAAACTCCTCCTCAAGTGCCTCAAGAATCATCTCCTCAGCAATGCGAATGAAGTCATCCGAAACAGCGGGCTTGATGAAGTCGCGGCCCTTGATCCCATTCTTGTAGATGGCATTCTGAATCGCAAAGGCAAGCCGGTTCACGGACATGGTTTTTCCATTGGGCAATGTCGCCGTGATTCCTTTCTTGTTGATCCAATCGATGAGGGCAGATACTGGAACCTTCTTCGTGAACTTGCGCCTACCGCTCACTACCCATTGACCATAGTAGATCATGTACGCCGTCACCTTGTCGCCCTTGACCTCTGACTCAATCGAATCCTGCAACTTCGTGCCGTCAAGTCCAATGCTGCCAAGGGATGCTTTTAGAACATCCGTGAGCATGGCGGCGATCTCGATCAATACGGGTCGAGCCTTTTTCCGTCTGCGTCTCTGAATCTTGGTCAGTGGCATTCTCCTGGACTTATACGCCGAACTTGTTCACGTCACACGCATCAAAGGGAAGGGGTAGTTGCAGCTTGCACTCAAGCCTCCACCCTGCCGCGCCATCGGGGCCGAAGTTGGTCAAGGATAGCAGGGATGGTGCTTGGTCGCCTGTGGTGATCATCGTGAACCTTTGCGGATTTTCCCGCAGCCGCATGAACAGCCATGCCGCCACCGAGTAGGTTTTTGAGAGAATGTCCGTGAGGTCTGCATTGCTAGTGAGGGGGATGTCAAGGACAAGGATTTGAGCCTCGATGGTTTGCAGTACCGACCGCCCCGGCTGTGCCTCGATGGTCGAGATGAACGGCTGCTCCAGCCATACCAAGACGGGCTTGGCATCCCCCGCAGGACTGATCTCGAAGTCCTCACCTGTACCGAATTGCTGAACCGCCGGGTGCTGCATGGCGGTATCCTCGATGTGCTGAATCAGTTGCTTAATCGTGAGTCCCTGCATTACTTTGCCTTTGAACGTGGACGAATCGGAACACCTTGGGCCTGTGCATTGCCTTGACTACGTGCCTCAGCCTCTGCATCCGCCGCCTGTGCTTCCGCCTTGTGAATAAGCATGGACAGGAACGCTAGGACTTCATGGCACGGTCGAGACGTGACTTGATCCACCTTGAGAACATCGTCCTCAACCAGCGAGGCGATGGTTGCGAACCAGCCATACTCCTGCCCGAAGTGCTTAACGTTCTTGCCTTGCTTGCCAGCGAAACGGCTAGGCTCCCATATTGGGCGGAAAGCATCCCTTGTTGCTGAGTGTTGGTCAAAAAAAAAGCAGCCAGTGATTCGGCGATACTGACGGGGATTGTTCCCATTGCCTCCCTGCGCTGCTCCGACTTGTCGGGATCGTATGCCTCACCTTGAGGTCTGCAATAGATGCTCAGCACCTCCGTTATCGCAGCAATGGGATTGTCTGCATTGGCGACGAGCGCATTGTCCATGTCGATGAATTCCCCGAATGATCGCTTGCCAATCTGATCGGGGACAAGCAGGGTTTCCCCATTGACCTCGAAGGTCGTGACCTGCATCGGCTCAGGTGCTGTGGTGAAGTAGAAGGTGATGGCATCGGCAATGATGTCGGCAGTATCGGAGTCGAGCATTATCACTTGCTTTCGGCTCATGTCGCAGAGTGCCATGATCGTCTGCACCAAGACCTCCTGCGCGCTGTCCCTGTGGTGCAACCTTGCCTCCTGCGCCTTGATGTGGGCTGCGAGTGTGACCTGCTCCCACGATTCAGGGACTGTGGTTTTCGTGCCGTTGCCGATGTCTAGCTGCATGGACTTAGTAAGCCTTGCTTCAGTGGAATTTGCCTAGCGACTACCAAAAGGTTTGTTTTGTGCAATGCCTAGCGGTTAGGCAGGGAAAAAGAATTGACATGAAAGTATTGTTTGTAACAGGGGATGATGACTTCCACGCCCTCAGTTTTGAGGAAGACCATGGTGGAAAAAACATCTCCGACATCATTGCCGACCCTGATTCCTTTCAATCTGACGAATATCGCCTTGAAGTCAAGGAGTTTGGGGACGTTGACCCTGCATTCGTGGCCTTCATCCGGAAGGATATCCAAGACTACGATGACAGCAAGACCAAGACCTTTTACTTGGAGACGGAAGTGGTCAGGGGATAGGGCGGTTTCCGCTAATTCCGCCAACGGAGGCCCGCAGCAATGCGGGTTTTCTGCTTCAGTGATCCTTGCCAATGCCTGAGCCGCTGTGTAGGTTTGGGGAAATCTGAATGAGTATGCAAGACAAGATTCGAAATTTGATTGGGTACATCCGGCAATCTGCTGTGATTCGATCAAGCACCTGCCGATACACCGGAGGTATGATTCTGAAAGCGGTCAGCGAATTGGAGCAGGAGCTATTTCCAGATTCGCCAAAGGCATCAGACTCCCAAGACCTGCAACCCCAAGTGCAGTTCTTTGCCATGCACCCCGACGACTACGCAGAGATGCAGAAGCGGGCAGAGGTCGGTAGGGTGCTGCTCGATAACGGGTACGAACTCGATACGGTGCAGGTCATGGTGGTCAAGGCAACTGCCTACGACATGATGCGACCTGCATTCCAGACTGGATTGGACTTGGTTCACATTGCTGAGGGGAAGCTGAGATGAGCGGCTACATGAAAACGCCCTGTAAGCATTGCCCATTTCGCAGGGACGTTGCGCCATTCCTGCATCCTGAACGGGCTTACGAGATTGCAATGGTGGCTTACAATAGATACGCCTCATTTGCTTGCCACAAGACCACGGAATACGATGAGGATACGGATGAGATGGTGTCGACACGCGATTCCAAGGAATGCGCAGGAATGCTTTCGATGCGAGCTGCTATTGGAGAGGAAATCCCCGAAGGATTTGAGCCGTCTGCCGATTGCTACGAGGATGCCGATGAGATGGAGGTTGCGTATCAGGATGAATGGGATAGCAAGCGATAGCCATGTCTTGGAAGCAATACAACGAAATCTCCCGCAAACTCAAGGACGGCGACGAGGCGATCATTGAGACGGACAGCGGGAATGTGCATGTGAGATGGGACGGCAACTGCTTCGAGTCCATTGAGCGTAGCGACTCTGTGCAGGTTCCTCGATTGTACTTCGCGCGATCAGATTTGATGGTGCTGCGAATCCCAAGACATCCCAAAAAGAAAGGCCCATAATCGGGCCTTTTTCGTTGCTGCCAACTGAATATAATCAAACAGCCCCCAACAAATACAAGCAACCAGAAGCGTGTGCAATCGCCTCCGATGCGGCTGTCTCGTACTTGCTGTACGGCTTCTGATTGCTCAGGTGCTTTCCGGTGTACTTCCTGCAAACATGCCCTAGCCCCTCGATGAATTCCACCTCAGCGACCAATGCCCTGCCGATATACCACCGCTTGCCGCCGATGAATGATCGGGCAATGATCTTGTACTCCTTGGGCTTGCTGTCCTTGCAGTCGCATTCCTCTGCCGGCAATGTATTTAGTTGCTCAGTCGTGATCGGAGTAAGCTCCTGCTTGGGCAAAATAACGGCCTCTGGGAGCGTTTCGGTTCGCGCTTGATGCGTCGATACCTTGACCGTTGGCAAATCTGCTGCAATCGCCTTGAATTGGGGCGGCAAGTCATTGGTGTTGACCTTGGCAAACGAGGGCAGTTGGTTCGTGATCCTAGCCCCGTCGAGGTCATGGCAATCATTGGGCTGCTGCATCAGTCGCCGCAGCGGCATCACGGAATTGAGCAGCAAGGTATGGAGGCTGCTTGGGAGTCCTTCTAGGGCTTGCAGTTGGTCGGTCGTGCATGGCTGCATTGCTATGGACTTGAACGCTTCGAGCAATTCCAGGATGTCGAGGTTGCGCCATTGCCGCAGGTTCACCTCATGCTGCACTGCTTGCAGGTTGGTGCTGACTTTTGGGGTGAATAGTTGATCGGGATGGGTCATTGCAGTATGTCTAGGGATTCCTGAATCAAAGTATCCAAACTCTTGATTGCGCTTAGGTCAATGTCACAAATGAGCGATTCGATTTGCTCAAATACATCCTTGGCAGATTCCCTGTCTCCTGCTTCCCGGTGTTCATTCAGTTCTTCGAATAGGTCTTTGATGTACATCACCCCATCGACCGCTTCCTTTACCTCTTCAATCTCTCGCTGCAATGCTTCTAACTTGTCTTGCAGGACTTCAAGTTGTTCACGGATATTCATGGTGCTAGAACAGTGTAGGTTGTTGATTATGATCCTTGGTTGCCGCAGCCTCAATGAACTGCCGATACTTTGCCCAATGCTTCATGCGATTTGTTGACCGCCTGAATTGGTTGTCGCCCATCTCCATGCCGATGAATTGGAACGATGGATCAGCAAGCATTGCGGCGATTGCTTTGCAGATGATCGCGCATTCCTCGTACTCTTCCTGTTCCTCGTACTGGGATAGCATGAATGCCAAAACCCCAATGCCCGCCGTCTGCAATGCGGCATCAATGTAGGCATCGGCAATGGGGTCGTGGGTTTCAAATAGTGCGCTCATTTCTTGCTTCGTTTCCAGTGCCTACCAGTGTGGTTGGTGTCATTGTCGAGGGTCATGTAGTACCCCTTCAGCTTGAGTGCCGCGATGTTGAACTTAGCCCAAATGTCGTCGGACTTGAAGGTCAGGTGCAGAGTGCCAGCATTGGGATAGTGTCTGACGTGGAAAAATTCTGTGTCGTATTCGTGGGGCTTGCCCGGAATGTGTTCGCGGCCTCCCAAGTTCATGATATGAATGACCTTCCGCTTGATTCCAGTGTCCGGGTCGGTGGCAAACTCCGCATCGTAAGCGATTCCAGAAATGAGGCTCATCGCCTTTTCAACATCCCGTGCGTCATCGTATCTGTAATGATTGAGCAAACTGCCATAGCTGCCGCCCCAAGGCATGATTACCTTCTTGCGAACCCGGTTAGGTGCATTGGTTTTCCAGCCTTTAGGCGATTCGAGATTCTCTTTGTGGTACTTGGTCAGGACATCAAATGCCCGCAGGATGCAGGTGTCGGTAGCCTTTGCGGCATTGGCATATAGCATAGCACCCAGCCGCAAAACATTCTCCTCGCTGAATGAGACCTGCTGCATGGTCACCATGTCGGCTTGGAACTTCGCTTCCTGATCAGAGGAAATCAGGTTCCCGATCTTGGTCTTGTTGAACACATCCTTCCATGCCCGCTTGGTGATTTCGTCCACGGCTTCCGTGATTCCGCCGCTGCCATACTTGTCACCGAATGAGGCAAGAATTGTGCGCAATGCGTCGTCCTCACCAAGGATAGGAGACAGGATAGTCGCCGCTTGCCTGAGGGTCTTGTATGCCGTACCCAATGCCGCAATGCCCGCATTGTAGGCGTTCACCCTGCTTTTAACCGGGTCGCGGAAATTCAGTGCCGAACCGCTGGAATCCTCGAATGCGTAGTCTGAATTCGACCTGCGTGTGAATCCATCAAAGTCGAATACCGATTCCTGTACCTTGGTCAGGACAATCATTGCGACTTCCACGTCCGCGACTCGCATTGCGCCGGACTCCCTAGAGAAGCATTTGCCAAGTGACTCCCAGCGTCCATGCTGCTCGATCAATCGGAGCAAGTGCTTGCGCTGCTGCGAGAATGGATTGGTAAGCGTCTCGATGTTGCAGAGGGCTACAATCGTTCCCTCAAATAGCACCGTCCAAGCGTGTGTAATGTGATCAGCCGCATCGTCGAATGGCGGGTTCATCAAAATGACCGATATGTCCGGTCGCCCTGCGAATTGCAGGAAATCGCGTCCGATCATTCGGTATTTCTTGCCCTCGCAAATAGAGTATAGGGATTCGTCAATCTCTATGCCCATCACGAGTTTAGGATGTCGATAGTTGATCGACTTAATCAATTCCCCCATCCCGCAACTGGGATCGAGGACGACTTTGCCTTGAACTCCGCCTGCCGCCTCGATCATCTTGGCGGCGACTTGAGACGGTGTGGGATAGTGTTGGTGTCCGAGTTTCATGGCTGCAAGTTCGGTGTAGGTCGGACGTTGTGCAAGAATCGCTGAAGCAAGACTACCCTCTCAGCATCCGCCGCAGGGTATCCATTCGAGTCGCCAAGACATCCCGCTCCTCATCGCTTGCTGCCGTCTTGAGACGCGACTTGCATTCGGCCATCAGGATTCCGATATGGTGCCTCTGGAAGTCCCTTGCTATGGCCTCGATGTCCTGCACGTGGGAATCGTCCGTGTCAACGTACCGCCCTGCAAGGTCACAAAATGGACTGCTCAGGATTGCCGACGCCCCATTCTCCATGATCCATCTGACCACATCGCCAAATTGCCCACTCAGGGACGTTGTGGGCAGCTCTGATATTATCTGCATCAACACCCCGTCCTCGTCCTGATCGTTCACCACGGCCCTCAATGCGGCGCGTTCATGGGGTAGCATTTGATCGGTTGCCAATGCCTCTGGTTTTGCACCACGAACCTCAGTAAGATTCCCCCCTCGCATGATCTTGGCGAAGGAACTCTCGGGTAGTCCGGACAAAGAGGACAGCTCCTTCATGGATAGCTGCATCAGCACCGAATCGGGGATTGTCTTGATGACCTCCAATGTCTCATGCACCGCCTTCGATTTGCCCGTTGCGTCTGATCCATGCCGCTTGCAGCCCATCTTGAACAGAAAAGCAGTGAAGGATCGGGTATTTCTTGCCTCATGCTGTGCGAATCCCTCAGCCCCTACCTGCCGACAAAACGAATCGGGGTCTTGACCGTTTGGCAATGGCAGCACCTTGGGCAGCATACCTGCCTTGAGCAGCACCTTCACGTCTCGTTCCGTGGCATTGATCCCGGCGGCATCCGAGTCACGAACCACAAGCACCTCATTGCAGGTGCGGCGCATCAGTTCGCATTGTTCAGGAGTCAGGGCTGTGCCACAGGAGGCGATTGCATTGCCGCGACCATGCAGGTGCAGGGAGATGGCATCAGTGTATCCCTCGGTCAGGATGAACCGACCATGCAGATTTGCCTCCCTTCGAGTCAAGTGTAGCAAATACAGCACCTTTGATTTGTTGTACAAGGGCGTTTCGGGGCTATTCAGGTACTTGGGGCCTTGTGCATTGCCCATTATCCGGCCTCCAAACCCGCAAATGCGACCTAGATGGTCATGGATGGGGAATAGGAGGCGTGATCGGAAACGGTCGTAAGGCTTGCCTGAGTCGGTCTTGCCAATCAATCCGGCAAATTCCAGGGCTTGCAGGTCATGGCCCTGCTTTTGTAGCCGCTCGATCAGCCAATTGAACCCGCTCGGTGCGTACCCTATGCCAAATCGCTCAATCGCAGCCCGATCAATGCCCCTGCCTTCGCAGTATTGGTAAGCCTCATCGGTCATGGCGGCGACATAGAGGTCATGCGCTGCCTTCAATGCGCGCCTCGCTGTTTGCTCCTGCGCGTCCTCTTGGCTTGGCTGATGATCCTCGTACTCGATTTTGATCCCACAACGTGCTGCAATGTGTTCGATTGCCTCCACGTAGCCCATGCCTTGGGACTCCATGAGGAAACTCACAGCACCGCCTCCCTTGCCGGTGCTGAAATCCTTCCAAATGCCCTTCGCAGGAGCAACGGAAAACGATGGGGTGCGTTCGTTTGTGAATGGTGACTTGGCCCAATGATCCTTGCCCTTGCGTTTGAGTTGCAGGAACTCCCCAATGATGTCAACGATGGATGCCGCAGCAGCCTCGTGGACTTCTTGGATGGAGTGTTGGGCTATTCGGGGCATTGTCTTTGCGAATCTACTCAGCCATCAATTGACCCGATACCCGCTGCCATTCTGATTCCATGATGGTATGACCGCACTGGCAAAAATGCAGCCTCGGTGCGAAGTCAGTGACCATTACATCGGAGTGCTTTCGGCATTCAGGGCATTCGATTCGCTCCGTCATGGGGTTACCATTGCCAAGACGCTCATTCGCCTTGTTCACCGTCAGCATCCACGTGTGACGCTTGACGATCTCCACAACCCCCTCAAAGTCTCGAGCTATCTTGCGATCAACGGAAACCCAATCAGCGACCGCATTCACGGCATGAATGATGGTGCTGTGGTCGCGCCCTAGTCGAACGCCTGTACGCTTCACCGGCTCATACACCTGATCCCGCCATGCAGCAATGAACAACTGCCGAAACGTTGTAACAGGCCGCTTGCGGGTGTGTGACTTCATTGCCTTGATGTCTAGGCCAAACCGTGTGCAAACCTCGTTCATTGAGAGAGTCCAAGCCGTATCGATTAGCAGGGTGTCCCCCAGTTCCTCAATCTGTCCGATTCCATCAAATGCCTTGGCGATGCACTCTGCGATTGCTGATTCCGTTACATTGCCTTGTATTGCGACCTTGGCAATGACTCCGATCTCGGTAGTGATGTAGATGTGCTGCATGACCGCAAATGTGGATAAGCCGATTGGGTTTGGCAAATGTCACTGAAGCAAGAAGCCCGCACTAAGCGGGCTTCTAAGCAAGGATCATGAAATCCGTGCCGCGCATAGGTGTCCCGCCTAGAATCACCATTGACGGTGCCCATCCGCTACCAAAAACAAATCTTTGAGCAGCCTCCCTTGACCAAGGTTCGCAGTCCATCACAGTGTAGCCATCCTTGCGCCTTGATTGATCCCAAAAATCTCCATTTTCCACAAGGTATTCCACCAATTCCTCCCTTGTGGCAAACGGTGGAGTTACTGGCGTTCCTTCGCTCACGGTCTCATAAACCTGAAACCACGTCATGTCTTCCTTCTTCCATGCAGGTCTGTAGTATTCCGGGTTCGGAGGGCCTCCCTCCCATTCAGTGTATTCTGTGCAACCGTAATCGGAAGCCTTGCCGCTCAGTTGGTCGGGGTGCATTCCGTGTTTCCAAAGGGTGTAGTCTGCGATCCATTCATCAATTGCCTCGACAAATGTGGAATCGTGCATTGGCTTGTACCGCTTTTCAAAAATCCCTTTGCGGAAGTTGTACCCTTCTTTTTGCGGATGTTCCCAATTGGCGGGAACCATTCTGATTTCACGTCCCATAACTAATTTCATGACCTGCTCACCTTGAGCATTGAGGCAAAGCAAGCGATCAGTAATTGGGTTTGCAACTTTCGCTGAAGCAAGCCGCCACGGCTTCCTAACTGCATGGCTGATCTGAATCTCACCCAGTCCCCACCAGAGACAACCAATGGTCTTGCTGTGAGCGCAACGAGGAATCCCATTGTGTATCTCTTCGAGTCGAATTCCATCGGCTCACCTGTCAATGCCTACGGACTTCTCAATGTCACTGGCACCGTCACGGAGGGCGATACGATTGGCTTGAATGGCAGAACCTACACCGCGAAGGATGATCCTGCCATCGGAGGATCGGAGTTCATTTCCTCGGTGTCATCAACGGCATTGCAGGTTGCTCAGTCGATCAAGGCAATGCTAGAGGCGGATGCCTCGCTATATGCCTATCACTTTGAAGTTCAGGGCGCGATCTTTCCCATCATCTACATCCTCGCAAAGCAGCCGGGAACTCAATTCAATGTTACGCTCTCCGTGAGCAGCGCAGGTCTTGGGGTGCTGGGTACAACTCTGGGACAGAACCAATACCGTGGGCAACTGCTAGAGGGTTACAAGACCTGGGCAAAGCTGTACACGAATCCAGCTTGGTCATTCGCGCAATACCTCAATGCGCAGCCACCATTCAGCACGACGAACCAGATCAGGGGCTACTTCGATGTACCCTACACCGTTGGCAACCGGATGCCGATTGACCTTGCCGTCCTGCTTGATGGGGCAACGCTGCACAACCCTCCATTGCTGTCCACTGGCATTCAAAACCAAGTCGCTCCCACAGTTGCCTACTTCCTTGAGTACGGAGAGGAGTACATTCCCAGTGGCTCTGGGAATCCGATTCAGCGAACGATTGGGAGAACGGATGTTGCCTACGCCTTCAACTCTGCCCTCTCCACCCTCGCGGCGAATGACCTGCGTGACTACCTTGGTCGGCAACCATTGCAGAAGTTCCTCACCTCCGAACCAGCATCGAGGTCAATCAGAACCGATGACCGCACCTACCTTTGTTGGCTGTGGCACGAACCGACAAGTGCCGTGAGGTGGATGGCCCTGCATGTGATTGCGACCTTCTACGATGGCACAAGCGCAACCGCCGGGGACTACCATTCCCAGCAGGTGAGCAGCGGCTACAATGTCCTGCGCGTCGATCCTGAATCATGGAACATGGCTGGGTTTGAATCGACGCAGGGCAAACTTGTGGAGCGGTATCAGGTCTATCTTGTCGAGGCAACAAATCCAGCCCTCACGGGTGCATACAAGTTCAGTGAATTGAGGGAGTTCGTCATTGATCGGCAATGTCCCGGCAATGGCCCCATGCGGTTCGTATGGCTTGATCCGATTGGGGGTTGGTGCGGATTCACCTTCTACGGGGAACTGATCACGGAGGCACAGCGCACAATTGCCCGTTACAGCCGCTCTAGGCGATCATCTGGCTATGACTTGACCGATACCATGAATGCAGTATCGGAGGTCAAGGAGACTCTTGTGAATACCAGCAGCACAGGGGATGTGGATGCCGTTACATTTCGATGGCTCAGGGACTCGCTGTTGCGGTCAACGATGGTCTATGTGGTTGGTGGTTCGTCGCTGTTTCCGGTGCTGATTGAGGGGCATGATGGGAAGTCCGGAACCAATGACCTGACCTTCTCCCTGTCCGTGACTTGGAGACTATCCGCGCCAATGAATGCCATGCGGGGATAGTGCTGCTGTGAAATGAAACGCGCCCCTTGAGTAGTCTTGGGGCGCGTTTTAGTTGGGTAAATGCTGACTACTCAGGATAACCCCTGTCTCCTTCCACGTGGTCGGAATTCCAGGGCTTTTGATCATCGTCGTGGTGATGCGGAATGATCCACAAGCGAACCACAATGATTGCTGTGACGAGAATGGCAAGAATGACTGATGGGATGGTCATGGCTTGCCCGTCCTTTCCAACGCATCATTGATTGCCTTGGCTACAAATTCACCGATCTTGTCTTGAAAATCAGCCGAAGCCTTGGCATCGCCGCCAAACAATGTTTGGATATGACCCCATCCACGAACCTGAACGACGGGCCTAAGCATATCGCCTTCACTTTGAATCATGCCAGATTCGCTGTCAAACTCTACTCTGCCTATGTATTCTTCGATAGTCATTTTGTTGATCCTCCTCTCTTGCGCTTCCTGCGCCGTGGATTGAATTGGTGATCGCACTGAGGGCAAGTCCACAGCACGATCTTGACATCACTGCCCTGCTCCTTTGGCATATAGCTCCGAATCATCGGGACTTCGCAGGACTTGCAGATTCGGGGCTTGGTGTTCTCCTCATTTTGCCTGTGGCGTTCCTTCGCCTCCTTTTGTGCTGCAAGTCGCTTTGCCCCATCGGTCAGGTGCCACTTGCCGCACTTGCACAGGTATGTCGTGAACCTATGCCCATCGGTGCCATGATTCAGCCGCTGCGCAGCGACCTTCGCCATCTCACCGTTGTGGTATGCCTTCTTTGTTGGAGTCGGGCATCTCAGGGTGAATAGGAAGTTCAGGATGTCGGTGTACCGATGTCTTGCGTGAATCGCAACACCTAGTCCAAGAACCTGAATTGTCGGGCATCGATGTTCAAAGTAGGCAACCGTGTCGCGCCTGTCCATGCACTTGTCGGCATGAAACCACGGTCTTTGGTATGAGTGTTCAATTGTCGGGTTCATGGTTGCTGCCCTCCCCTCCATTCTGCTAGGGCCAATTGTGCAATCCTTCTTGATTCAGCGTGGGTGCACTCATACCAAGTTGCGATATTTTCCAACGCCTCCACCAACTTGGCAGAGCGGGCCTCTGAGTCCCTGTACATGCCTAAGTATTTACCCTGCTTTGCATCCATCAAGGCCATTCGCGCATCAAACATGGCATGGCGGGCGCGTTCGGATTCAACAGCATCGCGGGCTTCGAGTCCAAGGATGCGGTAGGCAAGAAGCCAAACATCACTGCTTGCTTTGGCATCCTTGGGCAAATTGATGTTCAGCCCTCCGTGGCTTGCGGTAGTGGATACCAGCGAAAACCCACTATGATCATACCACTGAACAACATAGTGCGTTTTTGTAAAATGCCCCCTACTGGGGTACGGTTCAGGTGCAAGCCGCTCGCACTCAGCAAGCACGGCGTTTTTGATTTCGTCGTCGGTCTTATTCATCGTTCACCCCTCCTTGCTTCCTGCCATTGGTTAAGTGCTTTGGATGCGATCTGAATTGCATTCAGCAGGGTGGCCTCCGCCTCGTTGCTTGGGTATTCCTCGTGGCTCAATGAACGAATCTCGGACAATGCCTCTACCAGTTCATCCACGGTTGTACGCTCATCCTTGAGCCGCTTCACCTCATCGAGGACTCTGTGATAGGTTCCTCCCTGCCATCCGAGGGCATTGCAGAGTTCGTGCAGTTGGGATTCGAAGAATGGTACAGGCTGCGACTTCTGCGTCTGATAGCTCCACTGAGCCATAGCACTTCTCACATCTTCAAGCGATCTGCTGAACTCTGTATTGTTCAATGACTTCTTGAGCAATAGCTGCACCGCATCATTCAGATGATCGCCATATAGCTTCATGTTGGCGATGTTCCAATTCTCGGATTGCCTAAATGCCTCCATCTCCTCTCCGAGGTTCTTGATGGCCTCATTGACCTTGGCATTCAGTTCCTCCGAAATCCGCTCAACCTTCGCCGCCGACCGCTTGCGCTCTTCGCGAACTGCTAAGCCTAGCAGGTCGTAAGCGATGTTGATTTCGATTTGGGATGCGGTTCCGGTGATGATGTAGAATAGCGGGAATCCGCCGACCTCATTGCCATTGGAATCGATATGCACCGCCTTCCAAGTCTTGTGAAGATGAAGGTCGGCAACCAACTTCCAGTACCCGCAAATGCGTTCACTGCCCCGCTTCGGACACCTGCGTTCGCACTCTGCGACCACGGCATCGAGTTTTTCATTGATGCTCATTGCCCAATGTATTCGTTTTGGTTGTCCACGGTGACGCAGGGTGCAGCTTCGTGCAGGTCGATGGGATTGGGGTCAATTTCCATGTCCTCCGCAGGTTCGGCATCGCGCAGCTTGACCGCCACCTCCTCGCACTTGAGACGGAAGACTTCGAGGCAAACGGTGAGGTTGGTTTCGCCATTCACCCAAACTTGGTGAGTCTTGCCGTCCCAAACTGTGGCATTGTAGGTGGTTTTGGGTTCCTTGCTGTTCAGGAGGTTCGTAATCCTCGCCTCCACAGAAATGGCCATTTCGCCAAGTCCATTCGCCTCGGCAATGGCTTTGGCCTTGTCGTAAAATTCTTGTAGTGTCATAAGATTTTCAATTGGTAAAACATGAATCAGCAACAAACCTAGCGGCTGAATCTGCCAAGTGCAAGGAACACTGAAGCAGAAAGCCCCGCGCATGGCAGGGCTTTTGTGGTGGCACAAAACACGATTGACGATCATACGTGATCAGTGAGACGGCTGACAACCTGATTCACGTACTCGTCCAGCTTTTCAGCCATCTTGGACTGAAGCAATTCATTTATGCGCCGTCTGATCTCATAGGATGATACGGCATCCCTGACAATCTTGCCAATCTCCTCCTCTGTCCGCTTCTTGATTGCTTGCACAAGGCTGTCATTCTCAAGCAACCCGTCCAAGGCGAGTTTGATGCCTTCGGCGATCTGCGTTTCGATGGCCTTGTTGTTGAACATCACCTGAGCGGCAATATCCTGTGCATTGATGCCAAGCTCAATCTTTACTGTTGAAGTGTTTGGAAACATACAATTAATATTTTTGATGCCCCACCTTGAGGCATTGAGGCAAAGTAAACACGTAGTTATAGGCAATGAAACTTTCACTGAAGCAACAAGCCCTGATTGCGTCAGGGCTTGTCATTGCAAAGCGTGCGATCTCAGTAGGCGATGGATAGAAAGACATAGCCTTTGGGTCGAGCCACTTCGTGGGAACCATCATCGTCTTCCCCTTGAAGCTCTGAGATGGGAACAAGTCCTTCACCACTTGGGTTTGCATGATCCTCCTCAAGAATCCACAAGCCCTTAATGGTGCGCGTTTCCTCTTCACCAGAGGCGACGACTGGAATATGAAGCTGCCAATCCTCAAGTTTTTGCAGATCGTCCCTCAATTGGAGGTACGTGTAGGGTGCATTAGTATCTGGCATTGTGAAATATTTTACCTGCTCACCGCGAGCATTGCGGCAAATGTACTAAGTCACGATACCGGGAACAATCAACGCTGAAGCAGAACCGCCTAGGCTTCCTTAGAGCATGGCTGACATCAAGATTTTCGCCAATGGCGCACTGCTGGACATCGATCAGGAGGTCAATGTGAGCATCCAGCGGTACGTGTTCGACTTTCAAAATCCGGCCTCGCAGGGCGGTGACCATACCTACTCGATCAACCTGCCAGCGACCAGAACCAACATGGAAGCCCTAGGCGGTGCGATGGTCGTCGATCCCGGCACGACTCGCAAGTTCACCTCCCAGCAAGACATTCAGATGGAGATTCACGTCGATGGACTCAGGGTTTTCGCGGGCACTCCAGAGATTGAGCGGGCAGGACTTGAGGATGGATACGACATCACGATCTATTCCACCAACATCGACTGGGTAGCACGAATCAGCGACAAGAGCATCCGGGACTTGACCACGCTGGGGACTACCCCGTTCACCGGATACAAGACATACGGCGCGCCGATTGAACCAGTGGGGGCGATGCGAATGCAGGACTATTGGGGCTTGACCAATACGCAGACCCACCTCGTGTTTCCTTTGGTCGCCTACGGCAACTACCCTAGGCTTGGCGGTCTTGCCAGTGGCATCACGGCGAATAAGATCGATGAGATTTCATGGGAGGACGTGGCACCCTGCGTGTTCTCCGCGAATGTCTTCAAAGCTATCCTGAATGAGGCAGGGCTACAAATCAGCGGCGGTATCCTTGATGATCCCGATTTCAATCTTGACTACACGCCCTTCACAGGGGACGGTCGCATTCCGTGGAACTGGGGATTGCTTGCGCGGGCAAACCTGACCAATGCTGCCTATCAGTACGAGTACATCCCCTTCCCTCCATCGGACAACTCCGACTTCGCCTACAATGGCGCAAGGGTTTGGCGACTCAGGACGGCGGTAGAGAACTGGGACTACTCGGATTCGTACTTCATCACCAGTCCCGATGAGCAGTACATTGTCCCGACCGATGGCGAATACCGGTTCATCATCGATCTTGATCTTGTCCTGCACAAAGGTCTTGACGGCGGCATTCCATCAGCTGGGTATGACCACGAGCGCACAGCCTTGGCGATTGTGATTGTCTCCGATGACACCGACGAATACGATGCTATGCGCGACTCCATTGCCGATTACATCTACGTCCCCACGGCTGCAGTTGTGAGCGATCCCAATGTGATTGCCTTCTGGGACTTCGGCACAGGTTACTCGGAATCGCCATACACCTTGCAGCCATTCACCAACACAGGCACCTACTCCCAGAGCGTCACAGGTACGCCGGGAACGCCTGGGGCGACACTTGATGGCTCGGGCACACTTCATCTTGAGATCAATGCCGTAGGTCTGAGCAGGGGAATGAGGGTTGAGTTCTGGATTGTCTCCCAAGACGCAGTGCTAGACCCGATCAATGACCAGACCTTCCTTGCTGTGACGCAGGAGGTGGATGTGAAGAACACCAGCGCACCTGATTTGTTGCAGGTGGCTCAGTGCTTGCCAGACATCTCGCAGGTGGACTTCATCATGTCCCTTGTGACGGCCTACAATCTCAAGTTTGCTGTTGACATTGAGCGCAAGGTGATCCGGTTCCAGACCCTCGATCAGTTTCACCGGAGCAATCAATTTGCCCGCGACTGGACGGGATCATGCGACGATCACCAAACCCCCAGCCGTCCGGTTCCCATCTTTGCCAAGAGTACCCTGCGCTGGGCGCGTGACAACAACGACAAGATTGCCACGTTGTTCGATGCAAGCCGATTCGATGCCACTGAGCAAGATGGATCGATCTATGCAGACCAATCAGAGGAGGTCATTGAGGTGCAGGTCTTCGCCGCGACATTCGAGCGCGAGTTCTACTTCAAATCCCTCTTTGGGGCAAGTCCTGTAAATCGGATCATTGTCCCCTGCATGGCAAGCGAATCGCAACTGAACACTCCGCAAGGGGATATCGAATGGGACTACTCCTATACGCCTCGATTGCTCAAGGATGCTGGGATGCAGCCGGGATCATGGATATTCCACGGCGTGACCTACACAGAGTACCCAGCGGCTCGATTCAGCTTCAGCGAGTCAGGCAATCAGGTATTGAGTTTCGCCGACAATGCAGGGTGCATGGTTCGAGGTGCGGGACTAGTGCAACTATCCCAGTATCCCAGCATAGGGCTATGGCAACGGTTCTGGAAGCGGTTCTTCGTCCTTCGCAGGTTGAGCCACATCCAGGAGGTCAGCGTTCGTCTGACGGCCTCCGAATTCGCATTGCTGGACGTTGCTGATCCAATCGTCGTCAATGGAAAGGCGTATTGGCTGTATGCGTTCGTTGACGGATTTGAACCTGCGCAGGAGGGGGTGATGCGGATTGATTTGCTTAGGCAGGTGTAGAAACGACATCAGCCCCATTGATGGGGCCGATGCGATCATTAACCGAAAGAACGCCATTTATGGAAACTTTCCCAATGGGGTATATCAGATAACCTGCTGGAACATCAGCAAGTCAAAGTCGAGCGAAAGCAGGGTGTCACCTGCGCGGATGGGAACGATGTCGCTGCATTCGTATGCAATGCCAGTATCGAGCAGCAATCCAGCGGCAACAGGGAGTCCGGTAGCGGCTTCGATGTCCACCATCCAAATGTTCTTCGCCTCGCGCCATTGACCGACCGAGTTCCCCCAATACTGGAGCAGGGACTTCGCAGACCAGTCATCTACAACATGCTCTCCTGCGCGCTCAAATGTGGCACGAACGCCAAGGCATAGAAACTTGGTCTGGCTGTTGAGTTGGAGTCCCGTTCCGAGGGTGACGGTGGAAGCCCCATTGACCTGCACGATCTTCGAGGACTTGCAATCTTTGATAAACAAATTCGACATAGTGACGAGATTAAGGTACTTGATTTAGATTCGGCTTTAGTAAGCGGTGGTTTGCCGCTGCAAGGTGATCAAGGCAGTTTATTCTTCTTGCTCATTTCGTGCTGAAAATACGCTTGCACCTTTTCCATTGCAGCTTTTACGTCTGCTTCCCTCGGTTGCGGCATCATCCCCGCAAATGGATGCAGTGGCTTCGGGTAGTAGGCCTGAATCGCGTCCAGAACTTTGGGCCTGGCTCTTTCCTCCGCCTCCTTTCGTTCATCCTCATTCGCGTCTTCCTCATACACCAATTGCCATTGTATGCTGAACTGGTTGGAGATGTTGATCTGAACGATCTGTGCAGTCCTGCGCCGCTTCATGTCCTCGAAGAGACTATTGATTGGGTCAAGCAACATTCGCCGCTCAAAACTAGATGAATAACTATGGAACATCCCAAGAAGGGGAAACCCTTGCGGTGTATGCTTAGCGGCATCTTGCAGATAGCAAATCGTCATGTAACTCAGGTATCCTCTACCATTCAGATGGCGAATCCATTGATCAATTAGGTTTGCAGTCACCTCAAACCCCTGCCCCTTCGCTATCTCCCTTGCAATCTTGATGTTGTCGGGATTGCCGCTTTTGAGCAGTTGGATCAGCTTTATTGTGAGTTCTTGTAGGTTCATGGCAATCAGATCGGAGCAACCACCCCCTCAGCAAATACCTTGACCTTATCCTTGAGTTCAAGCAGTTCAAGCCCCAGGAAGAAATAGGCTTTGTCCCAGCATTGGTGCCAGTCGTCTTCATTCTCCCTGAAGGAGCAGACAACAAAGGTGCTTGAGCCATTGTACACGCTGATGCTGTACCTCTTGCAGGAATTGTTATCCATGCCCATGCCAATGGTCACAAATTCTGGAAGCGTCTTCCTGATCGCCTCATCGCTCCATGTCTTTTCGAGGAATGCTAATACCTTTTCTCTCTTTGTGGGTTCCATAGATTACTCTGCTTTGATTCTATCGAAGAATGAGTCTGGCATCCGCAGCTTAGCATCGGGAGAACGATTCCCCTGCCATATCTGCCTCTCGAAATATTTTAGTGCAGCTCTCTCGATACGCTTTGCCGTTTCAGGGCTTACGCCATCCGCATTGTACTTTGCAGCCGCCTTGACGTAGTCCCAAATCACGGACATGCCTATTTGGCACCGCTTGATATTTCGCTTGTGGCCGTGCCTTGAGGTTGGGCATGTGATCGTTTTCAGTTCCGCCATTGAGTGCATCATGGCTGCATGTAGCTGCTTGTATTCCTCGATTCGTTGTTGAACCGGAAACCACCAAGGGCTAGTTGCCTTGAATCTGAACGCTACGAATTTATCTAGTTTCATGCCTCAGCCCTCCTCTGATTGATCACCAAACGTGAATACCAGTTCATCGTCCTTGGTGAGGGGCCATACGAGGATTTTGGAGTTCGCGAGCAGAGACGCATAGGCATCAGTTCCAATCACCCATCTACCACCATTGTCAAGGCGAATGAAGGCATCCACCTCTGTATCTGCCCGCATAATGAACCTTCCAATCATACGGGCCGCATCATGCCACTCCACGACCTCCGCAACCTGCCCTTTTTCCATGTCGCGCATGGGTATGGTATCCCCCCTCAGATATTTCGGATTGCGCCCATTGGCAATCCAAACGGACATTTCATCAATGTCCTTGAACACATAGGCGTATTGGTCATCGAATAGCCTATAGGGGATCGATTCGGCAATCGGGCGCAATCCGCCCTCATTGCAATCCAGCAAGGCAATGCTGCCATCGCCGTACAGAACGAAATGGCATCCATCTTGGATTGAATAGAGTTCATCCTTGGTGATCAGTCCGATCTTTTGACTTGCGCGTTTCGCGCTGATCTTGTAGTTGCTCATATTGTTTAAGATAATTTCCCAAACCTACCCAACAACTCCAAGCCCGTCAAGTTCCGCTGAAGCAGATGGTGATCCAGGAGCAGGGAGCATGATGGTGTCCACGTGTGTGCAAAGCAGCCGGAAGCTCACAGCGTAGGCATCCACGGCAAGGCATTCATCGTGCGTCCGCAGGTAGTGGTTCACAAGCGACGAACTGCGACCGTCTAGGAAGTGCATCCCGATCTCTTCAACCGAGTACCCCCTGCGATGAAGCTCCCCCGTGATCTTGCGCCTCATCGTGACATTGTAGCGCATCTTCTTCTTTGCCGTGATGGTTTCCCAATCGACTCCGAAGAAGGAGCAGTATCCGCCCTTGAGTGATTCGATGACAGGTGCCTTAAGCCGCCTAGCCATTGCGCCGCGACCTGCATGTGCAGCCATGACCTGCGACATGGTGAACAGGAGCAGCGGTGGTAGTTCATCGAACTCTTGCAGCATCTCGCAGGTTTGATTGATGGGCAAATCAACGATACGAGGGCATCCGCCTACAATTACCTTTAATGATCGACCGCCAACAAATGTAGCGGTGGGGGGCTGGGTGTAAAGTCTATATTCAAATTCTTTCAGCGGCCTCCAACCTTGGAATCCCTGAAAAGGGAACTCCTCAACAGCCCTCGGATTCTCGAACACCCACGCCCACTTTCCCCGATGGTAATCAGCGGTCGTGAATGTCCTGTCCTCGATCTCATCCCTACTCAGTCCACAATCGTCAATGGCAATGCAGTCCACCATGTCAACAACCGCAACCGTCACCCCTTCCGGTTTGGCAATGGTTCTGGATCGCTTTTGCAGCCGCCATGGGATCATCTTAGCTGTTTCCTCATGGCTGAATGGCTCAGCAGTCGCAACGATCAGCAGCGGGCCTCTGTAATGGCTTCGCTGCGAACGAACCTCCCACGTCTTGCCATGCAGGACTAGGGAGGCGAAGGGTTGCTTGATGCAGATTGCTTTCATGGGTGGGCTAGGGCAAATGCGATGAAAAAAACAACCGTCTCCACAATGACCAATGCAGAGAGGATTCCAGCCTTTGACAGAACACCAAGCGGTGATTGAGGCCTACTCAGGGATGCAATCCAAATACAGCACAGCCCAAGCAGCAGGAATGCACCAAGGTTATCTGTCGCGATACAGGTGCCGTAGGCAATCACATGCCCCCATGCAGCCGGAACAATCATCTGTGGGCGCGTAAGAATATCAGCGTAGTGGTTGATGGTCTTGAGCCGGGGATTTGGCTTATCAGACCCCTTGTTTTCGATCTCTTTCATATATCTTGGGTGGGTAAGAATTTAGTCTTGTAATCGTTCGGAAACATGTCCATCTGAACGAGCTTCCGGTAGCAGCGTTCGGTGGCCTCCACATCCTTCATCGCATGGTGTCCACCCTCGAAGCCGTGACCAAACAGGAAGGTGTGCAGTTCCTGCAAGGAGGGCCACTTGTAACCCCACTCGCTTTCGATGCACACAAGGTCGGTGCTTGCCTCCATCGTGCACCAAGAGATCGGTTTGATCTCTGGCTTCTGAGGCTTGATACCATGCCGGTGCATCTCCGCCTTGAGGACATTCAGGTCAAACTTCTTGTTGTGGCAGACAATGGCATTGGTTCGGGAATACCACAGACAAAACAAGTCCAGGGCGATGCGGATGTCTGTGCCTCTGCGATAGCAGTCCTCATCGCTGATTCCATGCGTCCTAGAGGCTCCTGAACTGATCGGGTGCGACATTGCTCCACCGTGGGGTCTGATCAGCTCACAGAACGATTCATTTGACCCGTCAGGGTAATGGATGCTCATGGCGAATTGCACGATCTTGGGCCA